ATAATCAACCAGCAAGTCATGCAGATCACTGTTGTTCCTGTTAAGGCGAGCCATACACCCGCATATAATCATCGCGTCATCGTCACAACACTGTGGACGTGATTTTACTTTTTCGGGGATCAGTCCCTTAAATCCGGCAGCAATGGGCGACCATGTAACATCCTCATAGTTATTTGCCGCCCATGCACCCCAGCGCTCAAGAACCTGCCGGATATCACGCATCAGTATCTTTACCCCATCCGCGATGAACCATAAGGACGCCATTGACGACGGCGTGCTTTTTCGCATCTTTATCATCAATGTATTTTCTGACTGTGGCACGATTGCAGTTCAGTATTCTGGCGACTTCTGTCTGATTTCCCCTGGTGCAGATCAGTAATTCAGGTATCGTTTGAATTTTAGCATTCATCAAATGTTCTCCAGTTCGGTGATTTTTATCCCCACTCTACCGCCAGGCACTTTCACGCCGCGAATTACGCGAATGTCATCGAATTGCTCGTCGTCTTCCGCAAATCCGGCGTAGATAAGAGAGTCGAGTAAACCTTTCAGGATGTTATCGAGGTCGCGACGACGGGAATCTGGTGGTTCAGCAATAATTGTGATGCGAAGTCGTGATTTAGTGAAAATGTCTAATCTGAGTTGCCGGATGATTTGCTGTACGTCTTTTCGGTATTTCTGGCCTTTATCGCTGATGTAGTACTGGCTTCCCCGTCTTCGCCAGTAGGTATTCACCGTCGGCGGCCAGGGAAGCACAAACTCATATTCATTCATGACTTAATTTTCCCCTCCTTCAGCAGTATCGCCTGCGTCCTGATCACGCCTTCCAGGTGGTAAAGTCTGGCGTCGTTGTTGTCGAGAATGCGAGTACGGCGATCGATTTCATTATGGCAGTCACTACAGGCCCATGCAGCCAACAGGTCATCTGGCTTCATTCCCCTTCCGCAAATTCCAGCCATTCGGTAATGCGCCAAAACTGTAGTTTCAGGATTGCCATTGCATACGCCGTAAATCCGTACCTGACATTCTCTGCCACGCGCTTCTTTGCGTAGGTTTGCCATCATCTTATTCCTCGTACATTGAACTATCCGGAGTGACTATTAAATCTTGCACGACGTCTGAGCCACCGGACATCCCACAGGTGAGACGTATAATTGAAGGTTTTTACATCAGATTCGTTGGGGATTGGCCTGGGTTTATTTCGGGAGCGTTTCGTTGGAAGGTAATTGCAGTTTTCACAGACTATATCGGTAATGCTTCGTCGCTGTCGTCTCATTCATACCTCCTGTCGGTAAATCTGACACCCTGCTCCACAGCCCAGGAAGTTGTGTACTCAATCAGGCTTGCCATACGCTTCACGCTCATCTGCGCACTGCTTTCGCGGATATTGACGTATTCACCTTCAAGACCTGGCAAAACATCAGCTTCCTGTTTTGTCGCCACGGCATGACCGCTGATTAACAAAACTTTCCACTGTTCTGGTTTTAGCCATCTGCCGCACCACTGAACCTGTCGGGAGATATCAGCGACCATCGCGTGAAATTTGGTATTTTGATCGAGATTCCGCTTGTAATCGGTGATGCGGATCGTAACGGGTTTGTCTTTATCGAGAGTTGTTGCAAGGATGGCGTTAATGGCGAATTGTTGCTGCTGCTTACTTCGGAGGAAGATAGTCTGGTTCATTATTCCCTCTCATTGGATTTTCCCAACAAAAAAGGAGCCGAAGCTCCTTTAGTTTCAGAATTCAAATTGTCTTGCCCGTAGTTGCGCCAGCATGCTTCTGGCCCTATGCACCATATAGTTGGCGGGATCAAGTTTTGCTGCTTCGCGGAGCAATGTGTCGCGAGTCCGGTTGGTTATATGACGAGTCTCGTAGGCCAGATCAAACAGTTTCCCGTAGTAATCAGAGTTCAGTTCTCTCATGACGGGGTATAGCTGCTTACTGAGTTGTTGTGCTTTTTCCATCCAGAGTTGAACGTAGCAGAGTAGGATGATGTCTTCTGCTGTGAATTGCGGCTGAATATGAGGTTGTAGCGGTATAGCGCTTTTTTCAGCTTCACGGTCCAGAATATCCAATACCCAGCGACGGAACTCTTTGGCTACTGGAGTTGTTGCGAACATCGCTACCAGGTGGGCACCGCGTAGAGAGAAAATACGCACATCTTTCTCTCGTAAGCTATTGTTGATCCCGTTGAACCTCATTTTGAGGTTGATTGACATACAAGGAGTAAACTCATCCGAATTGCGGTTGTATATCTGGGTGATTTTATCGCCGCGCGAATACTCCAGTGCAGAAGCCAAAGTCGCGGCAGTGAACCACTGTTTGCCGTCGTGTTCGATCGTTTCAAGAACGTGGGATTTGAATACGAGTTGAGTGCTCATAGTTTTATGTCCTTGTATTTTTTGTTCAGAATCCCTGTGTTCAGCAGGGCGGTCGGGTACTTGAACACCGCATACAAGAACGGCCCGTATCCTTAGCCTTGCGGCTGTTTTTCGGTATACGCGCTACCCGACCATATCTGAAAAATGGACATAAAAAATCCGCATGACTGACGGGTGCGGCTTCCGCTTGTATAGGTGTGTTCAGCACCTTGGTGCGGAATATATCCCCGTTAATGCGGATTTGTCAAATCTGGCCTTAAAACTCGAATTGTCTTGCCCGCAGGCTTTTCAGCATTGGCATGGCCCGCTGGATAACGGAACTTGACATGTCGAGACGTGTTACCTCCCTCAGTAGCGCGTCTCTGTTCTTCGTCACCATGTAGATGGTCTCAAACGCAATGTCATACAGCTTGTTCGTGTATGAGGAGTTCAGCTCTTTCATTATAGGGTACAGGTGTTTGCTGATGTCCTGGGCTTTTTCCATCCAGAGCTGCATGTAGCAAAGGAGGATGATTTCCTCGGCTGTGAATTGTGGCTGAATCTGCGGCTGCTGTTCGGTTTGTGTTGTTTTTCCCTGGCTGAAATAGCAGTCTTCCAGTTTTTCGAACACTTCCCATGCCTGATCAGTTTCGAGCATTTTTGCGTGACGGGCTGCCCCGCGTTCTGTCCAAAGGATGAGGTGCTTTGTACGCGGTGCAACTAAGTTACTTTGAGTAACCTTGTTCTTAAATTCCCGCAATCCAGCCCCTTCCAATTTGAAGTAGTGTTTCCCACAAACAAAACGCTCGGCATTGCGTGTATAGTTCACTTTGATGTTATTAGTTTCGGTGCCATAAAGTTGTGCCAAAAGCTCGGTGGTAATAACAGGAATCTGGTTATGGGTAATCGGGGAGATGGTTTCAACAGAGATTTGAGTTGTCATAATGACGCCCTCTAGTGGTTTCTAAACTATCACCACCGTAAGGTTCCAATCATCGGGTGGTGAGACGCACAGGGTTGGAACTACCGGGAAACCGACCGGCGAGCTTTTCAGCTCCCCCATGCGCCCCACCATAATTCAGATGTGCGCGTGCATACGACAATAAAAAACACGCTCGCGGCGTGTGTTTGTCGCGGTCTCTATCCGGGGTTCCAATCCCGACGGCCAACTCGACCGTGCGAAGAATATAATCCCGGATAAGTGTTGTCGTCAACTCAGCATTGATGTTGTATTAATTGACAACGCTATGCACTGTTGTTATCCTTAACAACATAAATACACGGAGTTTTTATGCCATCCAGACTGTATAAAGAGTTCATTCGCCATCTTGGGGAATCCGAATACATAAGGATTAAAATCTGGGAGGTGGCTCCAGCCGTTCTTGGTAGCCGCCATAACTTCAAATACAGCATGGCTTACGTTGTTGATGGTGTTTGCGTCATGCGCTACGACAACGAAAGAGGTAAAGGCGACCACAAACACATTGGTGCTCAGGAAATCAGTACCCACTTTGTTTCCATCGAGCAACTCATTGCTGACTTCCTCCATGATGTAGAATCCATTCGCAGAGGTGCCTGATATGAAAACAGTTACAATACGTATTGAATCAATGGATGCTTTCACGGCAGATGTGTTGTCTGCCTTTAAAGCGGTTGCCGAAGGAATGACGTCAAAGAACGAAAGCATCGTTTCATTCCCAGACTGGCAAATGATGCATAAAGTGCTTACCCCTAAGCGCATGGACATACTCATGGCGATGACTGGTGCCGGAGAACTGTCAATCCGTGAGATTGCCGCTCTGGTCGGGCGTGACGTAAAAGCCGTACACACGGATGTAACCGCACTGATTAGCAACGGCCTCCTGGAAAAAGGAGAAAATGGAACATCTTTTCCGTATGACGACATCCACTTTGATTTTACGCTGGGTAAAGCTGCGTAAAATTCACCGCGCCGTCATTCTGGCGGCGCTTTACCCCAGAGAAATATCAATCACCGGATTGCCACATCCCACTCCGGCTCCTGCCATCTCAAATCCGGTGAATCATTTCTCGCCGGAATAACCATTACGTCCTTTTCCCTCCGCTCCCTTTCTATCGCCATCACAGCCAATGCTGCAACCATGATGTATTTTTGCTCGTCGGTTCCCGTTTCATAACGGTGCATGAGGGTAAACTCGGGGCGATCAGTAACCTCAATGATTTCGTTAATTTCTTTAATTTCGAGAGGAATATTGATTTTGTTGTTCACGTCATAACCTCAATATTAAAAATTCGTTAACATTAAATTTTGAATACCGGATGTTTACCCGTGTCCGGCGCACGACCTCACGTTGCAGCGTGAAGGTCTCCATTTTTCAAAACAGAGCAACAATGGAGGATAAATGGACAAAAAACTCAATCAGGCTCGCTGGAATTTTCATTACGAAACAGCCCGCTCAAATTACTTTCTTGAATGCTTCGGGGACTCTCTGGCTATTAAAGAGGGGTATCCAAGGACTATTTATGGCTTTGACGCAATATATCTTTATCTTGCCGGAAAATACGGATGGACTATTGCTCAGTGTCGTTCAATGTCGACTGAGGACATTCGCCTTGCTCTCGCAACAGAGCTAGAAGCATGGACAGCCGGTATGCAGTTCTGCCGCGATGGATTTTGCCAGACTCAGAGCATGGCGCTGACCGTCGTTCTGCACCCGGTAGTTCCCGAATGAGCACTTCCTGTGAAGCGGCTGGATGCCCGAACGATTCAGGATTTTTTCAACCCGCGTCTGGTGATTCTGGCGGTTAACTTCCTCGCTGCGCTTCCGGCCCTCAGCCAGTTGCCATTCCCGCCATTCGTCGGTCGTCCGGAACGGTGCTGCCACGTGCGGTGGTGCCAGACGGCGCACCCGTTCAAGAATCCCTCCTGTCGAAATGTTTTTCATGGCTGATTACCCCCTGAAACCCGGCGGAATTTCGGTGTCCGGTTCAGAAATGTGATTCACGCAACGCAGGCTGACTGCGCCAGCCTTCGGCAGCGACCACGGATTTTCGAAATTCCTGTTCGGGCCAAAAAACGTCGATGCCTGCTGAACAAATTCAGTTCCCGCTTTCCCGGTAGCCTCCAGGTATCTTGCGTAACGCCTCACGCCATCCAGCACGACATCCGGTGACACCCCTTCGCGTAATCTGGCCCTCCAGGCATTGAACGCGGATTTCTTCGGGTTTGACCCTGCCCGATGCGGATATTCACGCCAGACCCGTTCGAACACGTCAGGATAATCAACTCGTCCCGCAGACGGTCCCGGCATCGCCCGGGTTAACCCAATCGGCTTCCCGCTCATCGCGGAATCGGCTTCAGGCTGCTGCGGTTGGTGTTGTTGCTCCGGTTCGACGAGCAGCACCTGCTGCACACAACGCCCGGAATCTGCTTCCGGTGTCATGCCAGCTGGTCCTGGACGTTCAGTCAGAACGGGACAAGAATCCACCAGTGGGTCCGTGGCGATTTTTTCGCCATGGACCAGAAGGGTTTTATCTCTTTCCTGTTCCTGTTCCTGTTCCTGTTCCTGTTCTTGGCTTGAAAGGGGCTCTGAAGGGGCTTCAATTTTCCGACATGATTCACGTCTGACATCCAGGTGGAAATCATCCTTATATCTATCATAAAATGATGATAAAAAAGGATTTTCCAGCAACGCGGAATATTCATTTCTTACCCCAGCACAACGGTTATCGCCAGGTTTCAGCGATTCACCAACCTGCCATGCTGCCATTTCATGCACCCATACAACCTCAGAATCATGGTCATAGCTGCAAAAACCAGCCTCGCAAGCCATTTGAAGCCCCTTAGAAGCCCCTTCAGGATCAAGTCCGGTTTCGTGAGCAATGTACAAAACAGGCAGGTAATAAAGGCCCAGCATATTGGAATGAGGCGAGGTCATCATATACAACGCCACTACCATACATTCCGGACCAGACTTCCTTAGTTTTCGCCCTGTATCGCCTAACCAGAACTGAGGTGAAATTGTTGCGTAATTACGCATAGTCCCCTCGCATACAAGATTTACTCCATACCGCAGACGGTCCCGGTATCTCCCGGGTTAACCCAATCGGCTTCAGGCTGCTGCGGTTGGTGTGACTGCACATTGGTGTGACTGCACATCTTCACAGACGGTCCCGGTATCTCCGGGTTAACCCAATCGGCTTCAGGCTGCTGCGGTTGGTGTTGTTGCTGGCGAAATTCTTCCAGATGTGGCAGAATTATTCCCGTGTATTGCTCCATGCCCTGCCTGAATATCAGATATTCATCAGGATTTGCTCAGAACGTCCGGCCCCAACCGGACGTTTTTTATTTGCATGAACGTGAATGGCATGCTGGAAAGCCCGGCTGATCGGACTGATATCAGATGCCATCTGGAACGCACATAAAATCGCCGCAATGTATCGCCAGTCGGTACGACTGACCTTCGATTCATGGCAGCCAATCATCTTCGCCAGTCCCCTTTGCGTCAGAGCTGACAGGTTGATAAGTAAATCCGTTTCAGCGCGATCGATATCGCGCTGCGACAGTTTGCTGTAACTTGTTTGTGACATTTCTTATGATTCCAAATAGTGAATAGTTAGTTGAAAGGTATGCGTGGAAACGCATATGGCCTTAGTTGGTCAGATATCTTGGGGCTCGCTTTTCAGCGACGTAGGACGAATGTCCATTGTGAAAAGAGCAGTGTTAATTGAGCTTATCGTTGACGATCAGGATTCGCTACATTGCGTAACCATTCGGCGGTAAATTTGCCATCAGATGCATTGGCGAGAATTTCCGAATAGTTGGTTTTCATCGTGTATTCGGTGCGAGGTAACGCTCCGTTTTTAACCCACTTATGAATTGCAACATTTGACAACCCGCATAAACGGGCAGCGACTGTTTGACCACCAACAGCTTTTACTGCGAATTGTATCGGATTCATACTGCTATCCATTAATTTAGTTAACTTCGAGTTAATGTTAACTATTAGCTGACAGTTATGTCAACTATGTTTGATAATTAACGTATGGTTAAAAAAGATGAACTAAAAGAAGCGTTCTCAAAGAGACTACTACAGGCATTATTAGATGCAGGTGTGGGCGGACGCGGTCAGGCTAAGCGGATTCAGAATGCAATGAAACTGCGAGGCATTGATATCTCTGAACCGGGGATCTGGAAATGGCTTAATTCTGCATCAATTCCAGAAAAAACAAGTATTTTGGCACTTAGTGACTGGCTTTCCGTGAAGCCGGAGTGGTTGGAGTATGGCAGTAACGAGCCATCCGTAAAACAGCGACCTTCTATTCCAAACGAATCAGAATGGGGTTCCCTTGAAACTTGGGACAGAAATACACCACTACGAGATGATGAAGTTGAGGTGCCATATCTGAAAGACATTGAGTTTGCATGCGGTGACGGAAGAGTTCATTGCGAAGATCATAATGGTTTTAAATTACGCTTCTCAAAAGCAACCCTGCGCCGTGTCGGAGCTAACAGTGATGGTTCTGGTGTGCTTTGTTTTCCGGCTACTGGTGATAGCATGGAACCCGTGATACCAGATGGAACAACAATCGCAGTAGACACAAACAACAAACGTATTGTTGACGGCAAACTCTACGCCATCGCACAGCCTGGTGTCGGTGATGAAAAACTGAAGCGTATAAAGCTATTGTACAGACGCCCCGGTGGAAAACTAATCATACGCAGTTATAACAGTGAAGATTACCCTGACGAAGAAGCAGATACTCAAAGCGTGGAGATTATCGGAAAAGTTTTCTGGTATTCAGTTCTGCTTTAGCCCTCTCCCCCGGCCTCAGAGCCGGGTTTTTTATTAACCCAGCTAGCCAAAACTCATCTATCCTAGCTTCTATACCCCTTCATACTTGATAACCGTCGCTCACCGAACAAGCAATAATAATTAACTAAAAATCAAAAACATAGAATTTTCCTACAATAATTTTAACTTTAAGTTATTGACTAATACTAACCAACGGTTAATAATCATTTTACCAACAGGTCACCGATAACAACGCGGTCCCAATTGGAAAGCTCTTTAAACAACGTCGAACACTCGACTACGTGGCTGCAAAGCCAGATCGCCCAACCGCATAAGCTGTCGGGTGCAATGCCGAAGCAATCATCTCAGGGGAGGCTTCGAGATTGCATCGCCAAAGTTTATTCGGGAGAAATCTATGTCCAGAAAAACAGAATTTAAAGGCACCGCAGCTTCCCGCCGCAGAGCACACCGGGCTGAGCTTCAGAGTCTGGAGGCATCAAGCGCTGATAAACTGCACCGCCCCACACCTTCACGGGTGTACTTACAGTGCAAACGCAAAGCCGCAATGCGAGCTGAAGTAGTCACGATAACGACATTAACCAGAAAATATGAAGGCTCTACTTGTCTTCCAAACACTGCACTTTACGCAGCTGGCTATCGCAAATCCGGAACAATAACAGCGAGGTGATTGATGACCACGCCTTCAGTTTTGCCGCAAAAATTATGGCGTCCGCTTGCAGAGATTAAAAACTTCGTTGAAAAAATGCCTGACGGCGTTCGCCTTACGGAAGTTACTAAAAAAGTTAAGACATTTGCCGAACTGTCAGGAAAGGAGAGAAAACAGCTCATAGATTTTATCGATAAACGGGAAAGCATCATTGTATTTAAGGTCAGAAAAGAAGGTTCTGGTAACGGAGTAACCTTTTTCCGCCACAAAAAATATGGATATCCCAAGCGGGAAGGAAACGTCACAATCATTAAGGACCTTCAATCAAAATTATGTACCAGATGCGGGCAGACAAAATCAGTCGATGATTTTTATTCAGATGCCAGCAAACGTGACGGGAGAGCCATTTATTGCAAGAAGTGCGAATCTGCAATGAAACGCTCACGCAGAGAATGCAACAAATTAATTCTGCAACAACAGGAACCTGAAATGAATAACCTAAAAGCAGTTTCACCTTCACCAGAAATACTCAGAAAGCAGGCGGAAGAATTGCTGAAAGCCGCCGAAATTGCGGAGAAAAAACGCCAGGAAGATGATGTATTCAACAAAAAACTTGCGCCCTTAAAACTTGAAATTCTTCAGGCCGCCGGAAAAATGCAGCTTAAACTGGACGAATTCATCGACTGTATGGATGAAATGAATAAAGCAGTTCAGAAGCTTAAAGAACTGACCGCCTGATATTAATAAATTGCAACTACCGGAGTTAACTATGAACGAAACAGAACTGAAGCACATTATCGCCCTGCTTCTGGAAGATGCCAAACAGGTTTATCGACTTAGCCCAAATTCCGCAACGCTGACACGCATCCAGATGGCAGAAAAAGCACTGAAACAGGATAATGAAAACAGCGCATCCGAAGTTGATGCTAATGGTGAAAATGAAGTAATAGAAATAAACAGCAATATCAGCGACAGTTGCGTCGCTTACAGCCACCAAATAATTCGTGTAAGCGCAAGAATAATGGAAGTGATGGCAAGTGAGCTTGAAAAGAACAACATCAAGCCCACTGATTGTTGTTTAAGAACCGTAATGAACGTTATTTATTACTCGATGTTCCGAAGTCGCTAACAGCATCGAGTTTTTCATCAAAAAATGATTCAAATGCATCGTAAAATACGGCAATAGCACCGCCCTTATCTACCGCGGCAGGAACTGCCTTTTGAGGTATATCTTTCTCCCTGAATTGTGTGTTGTAGGTATCGACAGCCAGCCGCATCAGAAACATCACTTTTTCTTCTTGTGTCATAAATTCACTCTCCTTACGGGGTTTGTAGTTGAGGAGTTCTCCACGGGTCAGGTGGAGTTCGTGCGCCGGACACGGGTGAGCATCCGGCACTGTCAGTTTACTGAACAGATATTACCCTGAAAAGCCAGGGTGCAACACGAAAGCGCACGGCGAAGACTCTTTCCCTTTGAAGGCTTGTCGTTAGATTTCTTCGACCGTGCGCTTCCGGTTGTGAATAACAACATTGCTGTGTGTAGTCATTGGCGGATATCAGTTTAATTGCTGGCTGATATCCGCCCTTTTTTAAAGTGAATTTTGTGATGCAGTGAATGCGGCTCAGCGCACGCGGAACAGTTAAACCGACAGGATGTCACGGAAAGTCATCGTCCCCTGACCCGGCGTTAATTGTTAACTGGTTAACGTCACCTGGAGGCACCAGGCACCGCATCAACAAAGTTCATTTGTGAAAATGGAGATAATTATGATTGCTCATCACTTCAGAACTGATGAAATACCACGTCAGTGCGTGACACCTGGCGATTATGTTCTTCATGAAGGGCGGACATATATCGCTTCAGCAAACAATATTGAAAAGAGAAAACTCTATATTCGTAACTTCACGACAAAAACATGCATTACCGATTGCATGATTAAAGTCTTCCTCGGACGTGATGGTTTACCTGTAAAAGCGGAGTCATGGTGATAAATGTAAAAATAAAATGTGCCTACCATCTCTGCAATAAGGAAACCGAACAAACCAAATCCGTTAAAAGTCATCTTCATTTTATGAAAGGCACAATCCCCGTAACCGAAGAGCGGCAATATTGCAGTAAGCAATGCGCCGAAAATGACCAGATGGCACATGAACTCTAACCCCTCAACTTGATATTCAGACAATTCAGTTTCATGCCAGATATAACAGCACCATAGGCCTTAAAAAAAGGACATATAAAGTGAAAGAACTTAATCCTGACCAAATCTTTTCTGAAACCGAAAAGACAGCAGTAAATGAACTTAATGAAATTGCAAACCGCATCAGTAAAATATGCAAAGAATACAAAATCGACTTTGTATTTTCTTTTTCAGTGCTTACAGAAGTTGGAAATAACGAATATAAAGACAGTCGTTTGGTTTCATGTGGGTTAAATGGCAAAACACCAAGCCCATATATTCATGCCGCATGTGAAGTCGTCAGAAGCAACATTGAAGCACAACAAATCCATGAACTGGCGCTGGCTCTTGAGTTTGCAAGAGAAAATCCTGAGTGCGACTGCCCCGAATGCCAGCACGAAAAGGAAAAAACAACTAACAAAACAGCAAACCAGGCAACCTTCCACTGAAATAAAAATCCGGCAGCGCAGGCTACCGGATTTCTCCCTGCGTCACCGTATTCGGAGAAATCAGACAAAGGGCCGCTAATTCTAATCCAGCCAGAGGTTTAAATACAATGAGTGCTGATAAACAGACTTTTGCACTACACTGCGAAGCAAAAAACGATAAAGTCAGAAAACGCCTTGACATCAAAGGCGGTTTTTTCTGGACCGAGGCCAGAAAACTTTCTGTCGCAGTTTCCCGCTGCATTGCAGCCATGGACGATGCAGGCTACGACGAGGATGATTTCAAAAAACCCGTTCGCGTAAATTTCCCCGTCGTGAATGACCTTCCACCGGAAGGCGTGTTTGATACTGAATTCTGCAACCGCTATGAAAAAGGCGGTAACGATGGCATCACCATGATGGCTATCCCCTTCGATGACAACATCAACGGTGAAGATGCCACAACTGCTGGCGATGACAACGATAACCTGGACGGAACTATTCCGGATGATGTGGAGAAAAGCGAATCCCCGGACAGCGGCGATGACTGTTCTGAGTGTGAAATTCCCGTCGCCACTCTGAGCCTTACTCATCGCTTCCTTCACCTCTTCTTATTCAGCAAAGATGAAGATGGAAAATACCGGCATCATGCCACACCAGAACAACGCAATAACGTGATCCGTATGGAGATGGACACAGAGGACAGTTACCTTCAGAGCCTGCTTACTGCTGTGCGCGCCGCGCATCATGAACTGGATAAACTGACGAACCATCACCTTAGTCGCCTAGCTGAATCTGTAGGGAAAGCATTCCCCCACTCTGCAAATCATCGCATCAGCCCGGCTGAATTCGACAAGTTCATCTCCACCTGGATGAAAACAGACTATGTGGATCAGGGATTGCTGGCAAAAGAATGGCAGAAAGGAAATTATGTTACAGGCATCACTCGTACGCCTTCCGGTGCTAACGCTGGCGGCGGAAATCTTACCGATCGTGGCGAAGGCTTTACCCACAATCAGGCATCACTGGCGCGAGACATTGCCACTGGCGTTCTGGCCCGTTCAATGGATGTGGATATTTATAACCTGCACCCAGCACACGCAAAACGCGTTGAAGAAATCGTGTCAGAGAATAAGCCGCCCTTTTCTGTTTTCCGTGACAAATTCATCGCCATGCCCGGTGGGCTGGATTATTCCCGCGCCATTGTGGTGGCTTCAGTGAAAGAAGCACCAATCGGCATTGAGGCTATCCCGGCGCGCGTGACTGAATATCTCAACAAAGTGTTGACCGAAACCGATCACTCTAACCCGGATCCGGAAATCGTGGAAATCGCCTGCGGTCGCTCATCAGCCCCAATGCCGCAGCGCGGAACAGCAGAAGAGATACATGACGATGAAGAAAAGCAGCAAACATCGGACGCAATGTCTAATGAACAGGCAGCGCCTGAATCAGTGGAAGAAATTCCAGTTAAACATAATGCGGACACGCAATCACTGGAAAATGTCTCATCTGTAGAAACGAAATACCAGGAACTGAGAGCAGAACTCCATGAAGCCAGGAAAAACATTTCGCCCAAAAATCCTGTCGATGCAGACAAATTGCTGGCTGCCTCTCGTGGGGAGTTCGTTGAAGGCATCAGCGCCCCAACCGACCCGAAGTGGATTAAGGGGATCCAGGCTCGCGACACTGAGGACCAGAATCAGTCCAAAGTGGAACAAATTGCCCCAGAAGCGGGACAAAACAGCCCGGATACGCAACAAAACGGGCCAGAAGAGCAACAGCCAGCCCCAGTAGCGCAACCGGAGCTGGAAAAAAACTGCCGCGTCTGTGGTCAGACTGGCGGGGGTAACTGCCCTGACTGTAGTGCGGTAATGGGCGATAGCACTTACACAGAAACTTTTGGAGAAAATGACGCCGCTGATGGAGAAGACTCAGCACAAACTGAGGAGAAGATCATTCAGGAAAACTCTGTTGATGCCGCTCAGGAGGGCGAAACCGTTGTTCAGAACGAGCCAGGCAGTGATACGTCCGGCGATGACGCCAATTCTGAGCCAGTAACTCTCGACTGGAAAAGACAGCTCGTGATTGCCGCCGTCTATGGTTTGTGCGCCAACCCCGCATGTATAGCCACAGCGCCAGCAATCCCTGATATCGCCATCATGATTGCCAACAGGCTTGAAAATTTCGGAGGTGATAAATCATGAATGCCTGGCTTATCCCCGATCGCATTGAAGAGCAGTCATGGGCACGACACTACCAGCAAATTGCCCGTGAAGAAACTGAAGCTGAGCTGGCAGACGACCTGGAAAAAGGTCTGCCCCAACACCTGTTTGAATCGCTATGCATCGATAATCTGCAACGTCACGGGGCCAGCAAAAAAGCTATTTCCCGTGCATTTGATGACGATGTCGATTTTCAGGAACGCATGGCAGAACACATCCGCTACATGGCTGAAACCATCGCCCGTCACCAAATTAATATTGATTCAGAGGTATAAAACGGATGAGTACAGCACTCGCAACGCTGGCAGGGAAGCTGGCTGAACGTGTCGGCATGGATTCTGTCGACCCACAGGAACTAATCACCACTCTTCGCCAGACGGCATTTAAAGGTGATGCCAGCGATGCGCAATTTATCGCATTGTTGATCGTCGCCAACCAGTACGGCCTTAATCCCTGGACGAAAGAAATTTACGCCTTCCCTGACAAGCAGAACGGCATCGTTCCGGTGGTTGGCGTTGATGGCTGGTCCCGCATTATCAATGAAAACCAGCAGTTTGATGGCATGGACTTTGAGCAGGACAATGAGTCCTGTACATGCCGGATTTACCGCAAAGATCGCAATCACCCGATCTGCGTTACCGAGTGGATGGATGAATGTCGCCGCGCACCATTCAAAACCCGCGAAGGCAGAGAAATCACCGGACCGTGGCAGTCGCATCCCAAACGGATGTTACGGCACAAAGCCATGATTCAGTGTGCTCGCCTGGCCTTCGGATTTGCTGGCATCTATGACAAGGATGAAGCCGAGCGTATTGTCGAAAATACCGCATATACTACAGAACGTCAGCCGGAACGCGACATCACCCCGGTTAACGAAGAAACCATGTCGGAAATTAACGCCCTTCTTACTTCCATGGAAAAAACGTGGGATGACGACCTGTTGCCGCTCTGTTCCCAGATTTTTCGCCGCAACATTCGAGCGTCGTCAGAACTGTCCCAAGCCGAAGCAGAGAAGGCTCTTGGATTCCTTAAACAGAAAGCCACAGAGCATAAGGTGGCAGCATGACACCAGAAATTATCCTACAACGTACCGGGATCGACGTGAGAGGTGTCGAGCAGGGAGATTATGCATGGCAAAAATTACGGCTCGGGGTCATCACAGCTTCAGAAGTTCACAACGTGATAGCAAAACCCCGCTCCGGAAAGAAATGGCCTGACATGAAAATGTCCTACTTCCACACTCTGCTGGCTGAGGTCTGCACGGGTGTGGCCCCGGAAGTTAACGCCAAAGCCCTGGCATGGGGAAAACAGTACGAGAACGACGCCAGAGCCCTGTTTGAGTTTACTTCCGGCGTGAATATTACTGAATCCCCGATCATCTATCGCGACGAAAGTATGCGTACCGCCTGCTCTCCGGATGGATTATGCAGTGACGGCAACGGCCTTGAGCTGAAATGTCCGTTTACCTCCCGGGATTTCATGAAATTCCGGCTCGGTGGTTTCGAGGCCATAAAATCAGCTTACATGGCCCAGGTGCAATTCAGCATGTGGGTGACTCGAAAAGATGCCTGGTACTTCGCCAACTATGACCCGCGCATGAAGCGTGAAGGCCTGCATTATGTCGTGGTCGAGCGGGATGAAAAATACATGGCTGGTTTTGACGAGATGGTGCCGGAATTCATCGAAAAAATGGACGAAGCACTGGCTGAAATTAGTTTTGTATTTGGGGAGCAATGGCGATAGCCAGTAACAATGAGGTTCTCATATATGAATATTTCATTTGAAAGTCATGGTTCGGCAGCAAGTGTTGTTATCACCAGTTCGCTATTCGAATGCCGAAAGCACCAGCATATCGTTGATGCACTGAAGTTCAAAGTACCGGAAATGACCGTCACAACCCGGGGATGTTTCTGGATACGGACGACGTTAGCCACAACATACCTCACGGCACGCCGTGTTTATGATATGGCACACCAGGAATATAACCAGTGTTCGTCCTGATCCAGCGCGGGCAGTCTTTCGTCGATGCCAACAACTATCCGGTGGAAATCTGCAAGGTAACTCTTACTCAGGTGATCTACCGAAGACTCGACGGCAGAACCCGAGCCACTTCAATTGGTGCATTTAATGAAGAATTTGAGCGAGTCGACCACAACGAACTACACATGATTAAAGCGGAAATTGAGAAGGAAATGCATATTGCCAGCCTTCGAAAAATGCGACGTACATCAATCAACTGACAACCGCCTTCGGGCGGTTTTTAATGGCAAAAATATGGATTCACACAGTATCACCCTCAAAGAGGCCTGTCAGTTTCTCAAGATATCAAGGCCAACAGCTGTTAACTGGATACGAACGGGCCGACTACAGGCAACACGAAAAAATTCTTCCGGTAAAAGATCACCTTATCTCACAACCCGGCAAGCCTGCATTGCAGCACTTCATTCACCGCTGCATACTGTCCAGGTGAGCGCGGGTGATGGCATAACAGAGGAAAGAAAATGTCACTCTTCCGCAGAGGTGAAATATGGTACGCCTCGTACTCGCTCCCGGGCGGGAAGCGAATTAAGGAGTCTCTTGGCACAAAGGACAAGCGGCAAGCTCAGGAGTTGCACGACAAGCGAAAAGCAGAACTCTGGCGAGTAGACAAACTGGGGGATATGCCAGATGTCACTTTCGAAGAAGCCTGCCTGAGATGGCTTGAGGAAAAAGCCGACAAGAAATCCATCGATTCCGATAAATCCAGAATCGCATTCTGGATTGAGCATTTCGAGGGTATAAGGATTAAGGATATATCGGAGGCAATGATCTACTCAGTTATCAGCAAAGCGTATAACCGAAAAACAAAGGAGAGATGGAAGTTGCAGGTGGAGGCTGCATTAAGAAAAGGGAAAGAACCACCAGCCTATATACCTAAATCGGTGAGCACGCAAACAAAAGCAACACACCTGGCAATGATCAAGGCTATTCTGCGCGCCGCAGAGCGAGACTGGAAATGGCTTGAAAAAGCACCTGTAATCAAAATACCTGCCGTAAAAAACAAACGCGTGAGATGGCTGGAAAAAGAAGAAGCCAGGAGACTCATTGATGCATGTTCTGATCCCCTGAAATCTGTAGTTAAATTTGCACTGGCAACTGGCCTGAGGAGATCAAACATTATTAATCTGGAGTGGCAACAAATCGATATGCAGCGACGTGTTGCCTGGGTAAACCCTGAAGACAGTAAGTCAAACCGCGCTATTGGGGTCGCACTGAATGACACTGCCTGCAAGGTGTTGCGTGATCAAATAGGCAAACATCACCGCTGGGTGTTTGTTTATACCACTGCTGCCAGAAGGCCTGACGGGACAATGACACCAAGCATCAGAAAGATGCGCCTGGACTATAACACATCGTGGTTAACAGCATGTCGTCGGGCAGGAATTGAAAATTTCCGTTTTCATGACCTCCGCCATACCTGGGCCAGTTGGTTAATTCAGTCAGGTGTACCGCTGTCAGTACTTCAGGAAATGGGCGGCTGGGAGTCTATCGAAATGGTGCGTAGGTACGCACACCTTGCACCTAATCATTTGACAGAGCACGCGAGGAAAATTGACGACATATTGGGTGACGATGTCCCAAATTTGTCCCACCCTGAGGTTTTTGAGGATGCAAAGAAAGCATAA